CTAATTGCGTGGGCTGTCGGGAATAGCCCTCTTGCTCCCGGGAACATACCGAGCGCTCGACCCCATAAATTATCAGCTAATACGTGGTGACCTTCGTCGGAAATTACTAGTCCGACTTGTTTTAACCACGGATCGGCGGGGTCGTGATTTATTAAAGTGTGTACGCCCGCCACGCGAACAGGGGCGCGAGGACTGTAAAAACTGCGCCCGTGCATCTCCTGTTCGATCGTAATGATTTGTTGCTGAACGGCGCGAGGAGCGATTATGCCATGTGGGATCTGTTCGCGGTTTAACGCCAGGGCCGCCTGCCCGACAAGTTCTTGACGGTGACTGATTAAACAGGACGGTATGTCAAGATCTTTCGTAATGTGGCCGAACATTACAGTTTTCCCGCTGCCAGTAGGGCTCACCAGAGCTACATTGCGGGCGCCCGAGGACCACGCATTCATTACGGAATCCACCATTTTTTTCTGGAAACTACGAAGCACGGCGCAGGTACTCTAATAAATGCAGAACAGCCGATTCATTATCCCCTATAAGCCCTAGTCCGCTATTGCACATGCCGCAAAGCCAACCGCGAAATTTTCCCGTGTCGTGACAATGATCTAAATGCAGTCTCTGAGACGTCGGGAGTCGGTTGCAATTCTCGCACGTATCCGGGCATGGCCGCGTAGGCGCGGGCAGATTATCCTTTACGCGCTGTCGTTCACGGGCCGCGTCTCGGTATTTTTTATGACTGCCGGCGTAGCAATTACGTGAATTTCGGCATGCCCGTTCCGGGTTTGCCCGCGATCGTTTTAGGTACGCGGCCCGCACACGTTTGGGGTGGTTTTTCCTATACCGACGTTGGTTTTCTGCCGCACATTCAACGCATTGAGTGTTAGAAATATATCGTTTACGTCCGTGCCCTTTCGGGCAGGGCGGCCCGTCAAAGTAATGTTTTGGCATGATGTTTTTGGATGTTGACAGCCCTTGACGCACGTGTCAACATGCGGCCCACGTCAACACCAAACGAACGGAGCGCCCCACGTGCAATTTCTCATTGATACCGCAACCGACAAACCCGCCGAACTATACAGAATTGGCCGATGGCTCGCCGAGCAATTCGAAACTGTCGGGGCGTCTGCCAATCGCGACGCGGTTGCCGACAGCGCATTAGACGCCCCGTTACCGCCCCCGCCTCCCGCTGACCCGGCCGTTGTCGCCGGCATGATTCCCGCAACCGACCCTGCCGACGATATCGACGTCGAGGTTGACTCCGTTGTCGCAGTCGTGGAACTGCCCGCCGCGCCCCCTCCCCCGCCTCCGGTCAGCCTATGGACTGCCGAGGCCGCGAAACCCGCCACGTTACCGCCCGCCACGCCAGCGCCCCCGGGTCCGGCGGTGCCGGCTGAACTCGACAGCCGCGGCATGCCGTGGGACGCCCGCATCCACGCCTCGAACCGATCCACGACGATCAAAAACGAATGGAAACGCAAACGCGGCGTTGATGAGAATCTCGTCACGGCCGTCGAGGCGCAAAACAAACCAAAAAACGCGGAACAGCCGATATACCAGGGGACGACTATCAACCTCCTCCCGGTTGCGTCCGCGGTTGCGCCCTTAGCCCCGGTCACCCCGCTCCCTGCAATGTCGGCCGTGCAAGCCGAAACTTCGCTATTCGGCCGCATGGCGCCTCCTGCCGTTTCGTCGCACTCGACAGCGGCCGCACCCGGCTACCATGCGCCTGCTATGACAGCACCCCCACCTCCCCCGCCGCCTGTAGTTGGGCCAAGCTCCACGGTTTCGACACCTACCCCAGTCCCTACTTCCGCCCCGCCGGCTACGATTGATTTCCGCGGTCTCATGCAGAAGATACAGGCGGCGAGCGCAGCCGGTAAGCTGACGCCCGATCAGGTCAATGCGGCCCTCGCTGGCGTCGGCCTGCGGCCCGAGGAGATGGCGCAGTTGATTAACAACGCGCCGTTGATCGCATCGGTGAACGCCGCCGTGGATGCGTGTCTGATATGACCGGTACTCACGCCGAGTACGCCCCGTCAAGTATGTATTTGACGGTCGCGTGCCCTGGGTGGCGCAAGCAATCGCTGCTCGTGCCGCCCGAGCCTGAGACGGAAGCTACGCGCGAGGGCGACGCGGGGCATTGGGTCGCAGCGGCATGGGCGGTTGGTGGCGTTGACGATACACAATTTCAGCCAGGCGCCGCGGCCCCCAACGGCGTCGAAATCACGGAAGAAATGCTTGACGGTGCCGCGCTATGGCTTGAAGCACTTGAGGGCTACCCGGCGCGAATCGAGACGCCCGTGCAAATCACGCGGATACATCCGACGAAATGCCACGGTACACCCGACGCGCGTCAGTGGGCCGCACCGTCGAAAATACTACGGGCCGCCGATTACAAATTCGGGCACGGATTCGTGGATGAATTTGAGAATTGGCAGCTACTCGCGTACATGGTCGGCATGGCCGATGAGTTAGGTGTATTCGACGACCCGGAAGTACGCTACGAAATGACCGTGGTTCAGCCGCGTTATTACAACGGTAAGCCAATCCGAACGTGGACGATTATGGGTGAGGGGCTGAAACACTACGCTCAGCGCATGCGCTACGCCGTCGAGGAAGCCGAATCGCAGAACCCCTGCGTCATCAGCGGGGCGCACTGCACGTATTGCCCGGCCCGCGCGACGTGCGGCACGTATCGTAAGACAATCATGAATACGGTTGATTTCGCGGGCCGTGCTGATCCGATGGTCTCGACGCCCGAGGACGTGGGGCGAGAACTCAAACTCGTGCAGGAATTCATCAAACGGCTGGAGGCGCGCGAGACGGGACTGTCTGCTCTCGCCGAAGGCATGATACGCCGCGGCGATCGCGTGCCGTATTTCAGCATGGAACAAACTGTCGGCCGCCTCGTGTGGACGGGCGATATTTCGACGGTTGAAATGATCGCGCAGTTATCAGGCAAATCTGTTATGAGCCCGCCGAAGCCGATCACCCCTACGCAGGCGATACAGCGAAAAATACTTGCCGACAAGGTTGTCAGCCAGTATGCTGATCGTCCACGCGGGGCGTTCAAACTAGTCCCCGATTCAACCAAAACGCCAAGGAGTTTTAAAACGACATGACCCAAACGATCACGCCCGAACGCCAGCAAGCCGCTGCACAGATTGGCCAAGTGTTCAACTCGATGCAGCAATACCTGACGACGTTGATGCAAACGAACGAGGCCGGCGAGCGCCTCACCTCTCAGCCCATGGAGTACGCCCGTAAGGGAGTCGAGGAGGCTTCATTTTGGGCGATCAAACACGTATTGATGCACGGCGTTCCGGCCGCGCCAAAACAGCCCGAGGCGCCCCCGGCCGATCCGACGCCGCCCGCCGCGAACGACGAACCGCTGCCGGCCGCTGGCCCCGAGTCGCCCGACTACGGCAAGTTCGAGTAACCGAATCCGCGGAGAGTGTAGGCGATTGTCCTAGGAGCCGCGGCTATACTGCGGGGCAAGGATCATGGTTCACCACGATAGGAGTTTTCTAGCACATGACGAGTAAAGCAGTTGAGTTCACCACGCCGCCGGGTCAACTCGTATGGGGCTCACTGTACGAGCCGCGCGGGACCGATTTCGACGGTAATCCCCTTCTGTATAAAAAGGGCGTTGACGCCGGCAAGCCATACGTAATGTACGATTTCGGCGTGGCCATCCCCAAGACTCAGGCCCATTTCGCTAATGAGCCCGGTTGGGGCCAGCTGGCATGGGCGACCGCTCACGCGGCGTTTCCTGGCGGCGACAAATCCCCCGCGATGTCTACCGAGTTCTCGTGGAAAATCACAGACGGCGATTCAACCAAGATCCCGGCCAAAAGCAAATCCAAGGTTGCGCCGTGCGATCGCGAAGGGCATAAAGGTTGCTGGATTCTGAAATTCTCGTCGCAATTCGCGCCGAAGATTTACGACGCCCGCGACGTCAACAGCCCAGTATTGCTCGAAGGGAAAGACGCCATAGTCCCGGGCTACGTGGTTCAGGTCGTCGGAACGATGGCCGGCAATACCGGCAATTCGCCCGGCATTTACCTTAATCATGCCGCTGTCGGCCTGCGCGCATATCTGCCCGAGATTCGCACGGGCGGCGTTGACGTGACGGGCAAATTCGGCGGCGCCCTGCCTGCCGGCGCGTCCACGGTCCCGGCCGCCGGATTCGCCCCGCCTGTCGTTCCTGCGCCCGCTGCGGCCCCCGCGCCGGCTTGGACGCCCCCGCCCGCCGGCCTCGCCCTCCCGCCGCACCCGGCGCCCGCCGCGGCTCCTACGGCCGTCGTGCCCGCCCCCGGCATCGTTGGCATACCGACAGCCCCTGCCGCCCCGCCTGCGCCATCTGCGGCGCCCGCTGCCCCGGCCCCGCCGGCTGTCCGACCCCCGCACAAGGGCATACCGATTGATTCCTATTTCGCCGCGAAATGGACAATCGAACAGTTGCGCGCCGACGGGTACACGGGCTGACTGGAACGCCAGTGCTGTTCCGGCCATTGGTCCTCCGGGCCACATGGTCGGGATGGCGCCGGCCTTAACTGGCCGGATTGCGACGAGGACTGCATACCATTTTAATTCTGCCCGTAGCTGATTTCGAAACAGTATCCTTCGCCGGTTTCCTATGGACGTGTCCGCCGGATGACGGCTTAGCGCCCAAACTCCTCGGACGCTGGGAATCGCTGCCCGGTTTCTCGGCACAGAAACGGAGTCTCGGGGCCGTGGGCGTGCGGGTCTATGTCGAAGATTCGTCATTCTATCCGCAATTGCTCGCCTACGATTTGATGCCGCAATACGGCGGGGCGATGGCCGTACAGTGGGAATATGGTCAATCGTTCGACGTGCTTGCCCCGCTGTTCGATCATATCGAACGGGGCGGCCTCCTCGAATCGCACAACGCCGAGTTTGAACGTGAAGTGTGGAATTACTTCTGTGTGCCGAAATGGCATTGGCCGCGCCTGCCGATCCGGCAGCAACGGTGCAGCGCCGTCAAATGTCGCGCCGCGGGCTACCCGGGCAAACTCGCCGCCATAGCCACGGTCCTTGATACGCCGATCAAAAAAGACAAAGACGGCGAACGGTTGATGAAGCTGTTTTCAATCCCGCGCCAGCCGACCAAAAAAGACCCGCGCGTCATCACGCCGCCGCACGAAGCGCCCGAGGAATGGGTCCGGTACAAGGCATACAATCTCACGGATATCCGCAGCGAGTTTCAGGTATCCGAACGCGTGCCCGACTTGCCCGAGGACGAGCAACGTCGATGGTTTCTTGACCAAGAAATCAACGACCGGGGCATGGCCGTCGATTCCGACGGGATATCCAATTGCATCTCAATTGTTGAACAAGCCTACGACCGGTACGGCGCTGAGTTTCGCGCGCTGACCGGTGGTATTGAGCCAACCGAGCTTAAGCAGCTGCAGGGATGGCTGTCCAGTCACGGCGTGCACATGTACGACATGACCGAGAAAACTATCGGTGAAACGGTCAGCCGGATGCAGCCAGATTCTGACGGTGTGATTTCGCCGCCGTTGCGCGCCCTGCAAATCCGCCAGATGCTCGGGTCGGCGAGCGTCAAGAAACTATACGCGCTGCGGGCTCAAACGGCGAGTGACGGCCGAGTTCACGGGATGTACCAAATGCATGCCACGCACCATGGCCGGACGGGCGGATATGGCCCGCAGCCGGCGAATCTGTACAAAGGCGATTGGCATACGCCTGAAGAGGTAGACGCCGCGCTACGGGCAATTGCATCGCGTTCACTGCCGATCGTCGAGGCGGCCTATCCGAAATTGGGAGCCCTCGACGTCGTCAACAACTGCCTACGTTCGCTGTTCGTGGCCGGCCCTGGTATGCAACTCGTCTCGTCGGATTACTCCGCGATCGAGGACGTCGTACTTGCTGCCCTCGCAGGCGAACAATGGGTACTCGACGTGCACCATACGCACGGGATGATTTACGAGGCACAGATTTCGCGCATGACCGGCATTCCGTTCGAGGAGTTCATCAAGCATCGAACTGACACGGGCGGCGTGGCCGCGTACGACCGGGACGGCCGACTGTTGTCGATCAAGGGCGGCAAGCACCATCCCCTACGCCAGCAAGGGAAATTAGCCAAACTCTCGGGCGGTTACGCGTCCTGGATCAATGGATGGAAGAAATTCGGTGCTGACAAGTATTACGACAGCGATGCGCAAATTAAACGCGCGATACTTGATTACCGCGACACAGTGCCGGCCACGGTCGAATTGTGGGGCGGCCAAACACGCGACAAATTCAAACCGAGCGAACGGCAGGAACTCTACGGCCTTGAGGGCGCAGCGATTCTTGCAGTACAGAATCCCGGGCAGTGTTACCGGGTCGGCCTGATCGCGTTCCAAGTCGGCGCCGACGACACACTGTACATGCAGCTGCCCAGCGGCCGATTCATCCGCTACCACAAGCCGCGACTGACGCCGGCCACGCGGCCATATGCAAGCCCGTGGGAGCTCGCCCTGTCGTATTGGGGCTGGAACACGAATCCGGACAAGGGGCCGCCTGCGTGGATTCAAATGGACTTGTACGGCGGCGTACTCACGCAGAATGCGACCGGCGGTACGGCCCGTGACATTCAAATGCACGGCATGGAGAACTGCGCCGCTGAGCAACTTGACATAGTAATGCATACCTATGACGAGCTTGTTATAGAATCGGAAGTGTGTAAAAATGTCACCGTTGAACAAGTAGAGGCATGCATGAATGATTTACCGACGTACGCAAAAGGCTGGCCAATATTCGCCCGCGGAGGATGGCGCGGCCCCCGTTACGGCAAATGGAGTTAGAGCGTTAAAGGCTAGACAACATCGGCTGACGCCCGAGCATAAAGATTGGCGTGCAGAGCATCAGCGTCGCAATAGGGAAAAATTAAACGAACGACAACGGGCGTGGCGAGCAAGTCCCGAAGGACGCGCCTACACGGCTGCATATAATGCGAAATACAAAGCCGAAAAAGGAGAGCAAAAAAAATTACAAAATCGTGAACATAGGCGGCGCAAAATGGGACTGCCCGAACCGACACGCCCCGAACCGACAAATTGCGAGTGCTGCAAACGTAACCGTAATCCGGCGCGCAGTTTTAGCCTTGACCACGATCACCCGACCGGAAAATTCCGCGGATGGCTTTGTTACTCTTGCAATAGCGCTATCGGCAAATTAGGGGACAATCTTGCCGGTCTCATGCGAGCGGTAGAATATTTACGCCGATTCGAATGTGTAGCTAAGGCGCGTCGTCCATTTGCTTTTCGAGCTCAGCGATACGCCCCTGTAGGTAAATAATCTGCGCGTCCGCTTCGTGCGATCGCGTCAGAATATATCCTGAGGGGTCGTAAGTTCCTTGCGCATGTCCGCCTCCACTGTCGGCTTGACCGTTTCCAGTTGAGATTGCTGCGACGGCGCCGGCCGCGGGCAGTGGAACACTACGGGCGGGGCGCTGGCACACGATGCCAATGTCAGCAATGGCAGGAATCGCAACAGCTTGCTTGTAAATGAGCGCAATTTGAGTCTCCGTGGTTTGGGCGTGGGCGTCATCAGCGGCGATGGCCGCGTTATCCTTGGCTACGACTTTCGCGGCAGCGGCTACGTCCTTCGCGTGTTCCACGCCGCGTTCGTGAATCGTGTATCCGCCGAACGCGACGGCAAGCACGATAACGATGGCACCGTACAGGTAGGCGCGCGGGGGAATCAGGGCGAGGAGTGCAGTCATGAATTTCTCACTAAGTATTCTAATGCTTTTCGAAGCGAGTCAACAGAATCGCCTAATTTACCGATGCCTAAGTTACACGCTCCGCATAGCCATCCCCGGAATTTTCCGGTTACATGGTCATGGTCAAGGGCTAATGCGTGGTCTTTTCGGCTTTTTCCGCCGCATATTTCGCAGTTGTCCGGGGCGGCCCTCGTGGGCTCGGGCAAATGTTGATGGCGGTATTTTCGTTCCCATGACCGCGCTTTCAACTTATTACGTGCCCGGTATCGACGGTTAATACCATTGACCTTATCTTTATTTTTCTTACGGTATTCCCGCTGGTACGCGTTACGTTCTTCTAGAGTTTTAGGCATCAGGCTGTTTTGAATCACGGATGACAAGCCAATGATAACAGCCCGTCGTGGTCAAAGCAAACCCCGCCCAAGTAACAAAATTTGAGTCGGTTGGATGAAGGAAAATAAAAACAGTTGCCGCAATCCACGCGAAAGATACTAGTGTCATTACTAGCCAATCACGTAAATCGCGGGTTTGACCTACTGCTATAGGATTTTCCACACGTAATGCGACAGGACCGCCCCGACGATGCTGACGACTGCGGCCACGATCTTTTTCGGGTTGGCCTTGACGTACGCGACCGCGGCGTTATCGACCGTAGTAGCGTCGCCCGCGACTGCGGACAATTCGGCAATGACTTTGTTTGCGTCTGCCTTGACGGTCGCGGCATCGGCCTTGATGACCGGGGCGATCTTTTCAACGCCAGCTTTGACGTTCTCGAACGGGTTGTTACTTGACACGGTGAAATTCTCCAGACTGATTGGCGTGGCGGATTATACCGTAGGCGGGTCGCCAATCATAGCCGCCTCGCCCTCGCGGCGCGTAATGAGCCCACCGAGGCGCTTTCCGCCGGCAAACTCCCAATCGAGTAGGTGAGCCTTGACGCCCTCCCAATCGCCGGCCAAAACGCATTTGCGGACGGTTGACCCTTGGTAGTTGCCCGACCCCTCGTTGTACACAAAATCCGTTAGGGCGTCCAAGGCCCCGGCCGGCCAATTCACGCGGGGCGGGCTCAAGACACAGACGGCCCCGCGGGCTTTGTCGAGTTTGGACACAAGGGCGGCCTTGCAGCGGTCTACGGGCCACGCGGTGCCCTGCAGGACCTCGGGGCCGGTTGTTCCCCACCCGATCGTCCACACCTTGCCGGCGGCGTCCCAATAGGCCGTAACCGTGCCGTCATGGTTGTCGTGCTGGCAGCCCTCGCGGGCCATCACGAAATCAATGAGTAGCATGCAGCCAACCTACGGCCCAGTGACCGGCCTCGACTATCGCGCCGACAACGCCGCCCAACGCGACTAAGGTTTTCCAAGATCCCTTCGTGCGTTCCATGTACCCAAGAATCGTCTTGACGTCATCCGCGATTGAATCAACGCGCGTGGCGATCGCATTGATTTGCTCGGCGTGAGCGGCGCGGCCCTCGCGTAATACCGCGACTTGTTCGCGCAGGTCTGACAATTCGTCGCTCATGTTCCGGTAGCCACATAAGTGTAAGGAACGGTCGCGCCGGTATTCCACGTAAACCCGAATCGAGTGTACCCGGTAATAGCGAAACTCGCGCTATTCGACACGGGCGTAATCACGACGGAGGTGCATGCCGTCGGAAAAGGCGTCGGGAACGTAAACGAATTTGCCCCTCCTGACGCCGTCGGCGTCTGGCCACCTTTGACAATAGTCGCGGTGGCTGCAGCGATCGCCGCCTGAACAAATGCCGTAGACGCCGCCTGTAAGGTATTCGTGCCGGGCGCGGCAGTCGGTACCGTAGGCGTGCCTGAGAAAATCGGCGAGGCCAGTTTGGCGTAAATGCTGAGCGCTGCCGTGATCGCTGCCTGAACGAACGCCGTCGTGGCAATCTGCGTCGTGTTCGTGGTCGCGGGCGATGCAGTGGGCGCCGTCGGCGTGCCTGTCAGCGCGGGCGAATTAATCGGCGCGAGGCCGGCCGTACTAACTCCCGTATTCTGTATGTTCGAGCCATCGCAGTAAATCGATGTAGGTGCCGTAAATCCCGTAGCAGGTACCGAGATACCCGTGCCGCTCGCGGTTTTGCACGTAACCGTAAATGCCCCGCCACAATCATTCGCGACGATCCAGGATTGCCCGGTATTAGTCGGAAATATAACATTGACGTTACCCGTCAAAGTTCCCGACACATGGATAAACGGAAGTGCCGACTGCAAAGCCGTGAGCGTAACGTTGCTGCTAGATAGTGCAACCGTGGTTACGCCAACGCCAGCCACGGGGGACCAACCTGCGCCACCTGTATCTGGATCGGTCACGTTGCCGCTGACTTGATTTATCCATAGGCCGTCGCCGTTGGAATTCACGAGGACAACGCCGAGCGGGTACCCGGAAATATCCGCTGA